TGGAATATATTTTAAAAGAGAATAAAAATTGCAATATGTGGTGGACCCATACAAGCGCTTGCTCCTTTTTAGGGGAGGCGCTAACCTATCACTTGCTAAGGTTAGATGGTTAGGGCCTCGGTTAAACAGAGATGTTTTCCGGGGCCTTTCCACATCTGGCCTTCGGGCATACCCTCCGACCATCAGCCGAAAGGCACCCGCGCGTAATCTATCGTTTTTTTGTTGCTTCGGCAATTCTGCTCGTTAATTCTGAGGTAAAGGCAAACTCATCTGATTGTTTCCCCTGTGTGACGTTGGCAGTTCATGCCACGGGATACCTTCTGAAGATCGAACGCCTGAGGTGTGTTTCGATGTGAATTTATGGAAAGCTTCCAGTGTTGAGAAGCATACGCCGCATTCCAGGTTGTTACACTGGTAATACTTTTGCCGGACGGTGTTTGAATCATTTTCCGGACGACTTGTGCGGATACGGGCAGATGCGCCACAAAGCGGACAACGGAACATAGCAACCTCCCTTTAGGTGGTGCTATTCTAAATTTCATCAATGCAGATTCCAACTCCTTCCCACTTTAAGTGAAGGATGGTGATAAAGTCAGAAGATGTTAGATGAAGTCTAAACGGGCGATAAGTTTTCCAATATTTGAATAACAACGTGGCAGGATTTTTGTTTATCAATTATCTTACACTTTTAAGTGTAATAAATTTGTTAGTGATGACAATATTGTGAGAGGAGATTATCAATTGAAGATGGCAAAAAATAACAATGATAAAATGCGGGCAAAGTATAGGCCGTTCATAAATATATGGGAACATCTTCCTTCTGAGTTCAATGAACTCATCAAGACGTTAATGATGCTGATACGGCAAGGGGAAAATGTGGGAGCTCAGCAAAGGGAGCTTGATTCCATCGAAAACTTCAAACACCTGTTAAGTGGATGGAAGCGGGCGCAAAGGATCATAGCTGATGAACTCATTATCAGGCTTTCTCAAATCAAGGATCTGGAGTTAGAAAAGAATTGTGCCCATTCAAAAAAGGACTATGAAACAAAGAAGAAGTGTATACGCAATATTGAAAGGACTAGACTAGAAATTAGGATTTTACGTAGGTGTATTGATTCAATTGTATGGGCGATATTCCGCAATGAACACTCGTTTATAAGACGTTTACCTATAAATAGAAATACTGACAATCTGACAATATTTAATATACATGATTCAATGGTGGTAGCAGATGAAATCAATGCTGATCCGATGGCTATAGCTGTTATCACTGATATTACTACGTTTGTACATACTGGTGATTTACTTGCGTTAATACCTCAGCAAGGCATAACTTTAATTGAAATAAAAAGTGGTAAGAAAAATATAGAGTTTTCAAAGGCGGCTATGTTCTCAGTGCAAAGTAAATGTCTTCATTTTGATGAGATTTATAGAAAAGACCTTGATAAAAATGACTTGAAACACTATGACAGAGCTAAGCGTCAACTTAAAAGAGCTCAAAATGTGATAGATGTCATTGAGACTGGTAAGGGATTTGATAACTTTTTTCAGTCTCAAGTAACAATTCATGACAGAGATTTTTGTCCCGATTTTTATACAGATAAGATTATTGAGCTTTGGTATGAGATATATAACGGTAAAACTTGGGCGATTACTAACATTAATGATTGTTTATTCCTTGGGGCATATATTAATTCTAATATGGGTTTTTGCGGTTTTAATGGATGGATGGAGGTATCTAGAATATCGGGGAGAGTGTTTAATATTCTTGATAGCTTTTCAGATGCTTTATCACGTCCATTTTTTAGTTTGAACCTACCTGATAAATTGCTTCTGGATATCATTAATGGCAATCTAATTGTTGTGCTGTGTTTCGATCATCGTCGTTTCGTAGAAAGAGCAAATAAAAAATACCCCGGGATTTATGAGTTATTGGATTTTCCATCTCCGAAGATTAATCCTATGAGTATGCTTTCCATCAATGGGAAGGGGGTAGTTTCTAGTGTTGATGGACAGAGTGTTTTTATTGGAAATGGTTACGAAACACGGATTATTTTTGATCAGCAATATCCAGATAGTCTGATTAAGTGGTCATACCATATGAGTGATCTCAAAAAAAATATTGATAAAAAAGCGTAAAATGAAAAAGGAAACGCAAAGAAAAATAAAAGAGAAAAGAAAACGTAGCAGAAAACAATGCTTAAACTAACACATCTAAGGCTTTAATTTGCTTTACTGTTACAATGTCCGCTTACTGGTACAGGGCGGACTGCCATATTAGATTTTGTTCTATCTCGTAAGCGTGGCCGTTCAGGTCTGCACTAATACATCTGAATGGTTCACTCTGTTTCTGCTATCCATTCCGGGATTTTTGCTTCAAGCTCAAGCTGCGTGGTAAAGCCGCTGTTATCAATGGTGTGCTCGGCTTTTGCAATAATCCAGTCCTGATTATCAATCTCGCTTTTAAATCCTGTTACCGTGCCATGCATTTCGGGGTAGAGTTCTGCGCGTCCACGCGCCAGCGTGATGGAAAATGATGCGGCTCCGCGTTGTAGCTGCTGCCACTTTGCCGCCGCTGCGCGTCTTGCTGCCTGCTCGTTCTGATAGGTCTTGCGTAACACAAACACATTGCCTTCCGCACCTTCCATATAATCACCTTCACGGCTGCTGCTTTTCTCCTTTTTGGGTTTTGGCGGTTTGCGGCATTTCACGCTGACTTTTTTCTTTTTCCCGTAATTAAGATCAAGCCAGTAAGCGCGTACCCCCGTATACGCCTCGCGGTCAGCAATGCGGAACTGATGGCGATCGCCGCTGCTGCGTGTGATGGCGAACGATGGCAACGGCTGGCCCTGTGCGTTCACGCCACCGCCGGGCATGATGAATAACAGATTACCGCTTTTTACCGTGGTGATTGCGCCCAGCATTTCCGCCATGCGCGTAAGGAAGGACATGTCGCTTTCTTCGGTCTGGTCGGCGTGGTCGATTTCGATATCCATCAGCATTTCGCTGATTTGCGGTTTCAGACCATACCGATGAGCGATGGCGGATACCACACGCTCAACGGTCACATCATGCCAGGACACCTCACGTTTAACGTTAAATTCATCCCGAAAATCTGCGCTTCTGGCTGAAACAGTCAGCCTGTCCGGCGGTCCTTCGTGAGCGATTTCATCAACAATGTAAGTGCCTTTTTCTGTCAGCGGTTCCCCTTTCCAGCCAATGAGAACCGTCAGACGCGCGCCCCGTGGCGGTAGCTGCAACTGGCCATCCGCATCATCCAGCGTGATGGTGAGCTGGTCCGCCTCAAATCCCCGGTTGTCGGTCAGTGACAGGCCCATCAGGCGTTCTGCCACGCCGGACAGCGTTTTACCCTCGGCGAGAATATCAAAATCCGGCATTTTCATGGGGTCTGTGCCCTGACTGAGCAATTGCATGGTGGTGTCGGTCATCTGTTCCCTCCCTGTGCGGCATGGTCGCATGTGCGTGCGGAGGGGGTTACTGCTTTTTGTTGTCGCCGTGGCGGGAGAATGGCGCAGGGGTGAGATTACGCGCGTGGTGGGTGATGATTGTTGCCGAATCATTTAACGGATACAAGGGGCTGAAGCTATGAGTGAAACTCGTTTTCATGGTGCCCGTGTCACGGAAAGTACCGACCTGGTAACAGCGATTAACGATGTTGATTCCAGCGTTATCGGTATCGTGGCAACGGCGGATGATGCGGACGCGGAGCAGTTCCCGCTGAATAAGCCCACACTGCTGACCCGCGTTAATGACGTGCTGGGAAAATGCGGGACAACGGGGACGCTTTATCGTGCGCTTAAGGCCATCGCAGACCAGGTGAGCACAAAGGTGATCGTCGTTCGCGTGGCTGAACACAAAGAAGAAGACGGAAAGACGCAGGATCAACTGGTTATCGGTGGTTCTGAGGATGACGGCAGCTATACGGGGATGTATGCGCTGCTTGTTGCAGAGCAGGATGAAAGCATCGGATACCGTCCGCGTATTCTGGCCGCGCCGGAGCTGGACACGGAGGCGGTGACAAAATCCCTGTGCGTGATTGCGGGTAAACTGCGCGCGTTTGTGTATGCCTCATGTCACGGCTGTAACACGATGGCTGAGGCGATTACCTACCGCCAGAAATTCAACGAACGTGAGGTGATGCTCTTATGGCCGGACTTCATCGCCTACAACCCGAAAAGTGGCAAAAACGAAACGTTCCCCGCGCCTGCCTATGCGTGCGGCCTTCGTGCGTACATTGACCATGAGCAGGGATGGCACAAATCACTGTCCAACGTTCCGGTTAAAAATGTGCTGGGGATGTCGAGGCATGTGTTCTGGTCGTTGCAGGCCGAAGACAGCGATGCCAACAGCCTCAACAACAAAGAAATCACGACCATTATTCGTCGCAACGGGTTCCGCTTCTGGGGCAACCGCACACCGGAAACGAACGCCTACATCTTTGAGGTGTATACCCGAACCGCACAGGTGCTGGCTGATTCAATTGCGGAAGCGCAGTTTGAAACCATCGACAGTCCACTGACGCCTGCGAACGTGAAGGATGTTATCAGTGCCATCAGGGCAAAACTGGATTCACTGGTGACTGCCGGGAAACTGATTGGCGCGGAGTGCTGGTATGACGTGGTGGATAACAGCACCACGGATTTACGTCAGGGGCGTGTGCGTATTCGCTACAAATATACGCCCGTTCCGCCACTGGAAGACATGGAGCTTTACCAGACGTTTACTGATGAATACTTTGAACCCGCATTTGCGGTGCTGGGAGGTGCCTGATGGCTGTGCCAAAACATCTTCGCTTTTTTACGCTGTTTGTGGATGGTGAAAACGAAGTGGGTAAGGTGACGTCCGTCACTCTGCCCAAACTGACGCGCAAAACCGACAGCTACCGTGGTGGTGGCATGATGGGGGCGGTAAGTATTGATCTCGGTCTGGACGACTCCGCGCTTGATGCGAGCTTTGTCATGGGGGGCGCAGTTCGTGAGCTGTTCCTTAAGTATGGTGGCACGATTGACGGCACGCTGCTGCGTTTTGCGGGTGAATATTACACCGATGCAGAAAGCGACCTGTATGAAGTCGAAATGCGCGGACGTGTGACGGAAATTGATATGGGGGAAGCCAAACAGGGCGAAGCCACATCACACACTTACGCCATTAAAAACACCTACTACAAGCTGAGTGTTAACGATCGCCCGTTGTGGGAGATTGACCTGCTGAACTTCATTTATCGGAAGGACGGCAAGGACATCGTGCCTGACCGTATCCGTTCCGCGCTTGGGCTTGGCTGATAAGTAATATGCAGGCGGCGCAGTGCGTCGCCCCTGACTGAAAAGGAGACAACTGATGAAAGACATCGATACTGAAACCCGGAATAACACCGTGGCGGATGATGTGACGGCAGGTGAGGATATGGCTGTCGAACGTGGCGTAAAACTGACCCGACCAATTGAGCGTGGTGGCGAAAAAATCACGTATGTGGAGATCACCGGGGCTATTGAGCAGGCTGGATCCCTGCGTGGTCTGTCGCTGTCTGATGTGCTGAATCTGAAAGCGGATACCATGTTCACGCTGTTGCCCTCGCGTGACCTCGCCACGACTGGATGAAGTGATGATTAAAAAAATGTCGTCACGCGATTTTATTCAGTTGTGCGCTGTGGCTGTAAATTTTATGAGCGAGCCAGACTCTGGCGCGAAGAGCGTGCAGGAGACGGCAGCGTAATCACCCTGGTGTGCTTTGAGCACATCGAAGATCTGGTGGCGGATATCGCCGCCATTTTTAACTGGTCGCCCGCCGAAATCTTCATGATGACGCCCGGCGAAGTGGTTAGCTGGCGCGAGCGGGCGGCACTTCGCAGCGGGAATGCAGATAATGAAGACTCTTGATATCCGGGTCGCTTTCAGCGCCGTTGACAGGCTGACCCGGCCTGCCGAAAACGCCCGCCGCCTGATGGGGCAGTTTGGTGACTCCATCCAGCGAACGCAGGGGGCGATCAAAAATCTCAAGCGTCAGGCGCGTTCATTTGAGCGCGCCCGCGACGCTGTCAGTAAAGCGGATGCGGGCATCGTGAAAGCACGACGCCAGCTTAACGCCCTTAATCAGTTACAACGCACGGGTACAGTGCTCAGCGAAAAACAACAAAAGCTGATGCAGCAGTTAAGCACCCGGCTTGAACGCCTGAATGAATCGCGCACACGGGAAATTCAGAAAATGCGGGAGCTTGGCGGAGAGCTGAAACGCCACGGCATTTCCCTGACAGGCAGTGATAACACCATCCAGCAGGCCATCAGACGCACCGAACAGTACAACAACCAGCTTGAACGCGAACGGCAGGCGCTTGCGCGTGTAACGCGGGTACGTGAGCGGTATTCGCGCGCGCAGGAAACAGCGGGAAAACTGAAAACAGGTGGTGTGCTGGCAATTGGTGCGGCAGCGGCGGGCGGCTATGCTGCCGGGCGTTTTTTGCAGCCTGCGATCGGGTTCGGCAAAGAGATGTCCCGCGTTCAGGCACTGACGCGAATCGACAAAAACAGCCCGCAGTTTAAGGCGCTGCGTGAGCAGGCGTTAAAACTTGGCTCTGAAACACAGTTTACTGCGAGTGATGCCGCCAGTGGGCAGAGCTTTCTGGCAATGGCTGGTTTTACTCCGCAGGCCATTCAGGCCGCATTGCCCGGTGTTCTTAATATGGCGCTGGCAGGTGGCGTCGAACTCGGCGAGACGGCTGATATAGGCTCCAATATCCTCACACAGTTCAACCTGACAGCCGATCAAATGGACCGTGTTGGCGATACGCTGACAGCAGCATTCACCCGGACCAATACTGATTTACGCGCGCTGGGCGAAACCATGAAGTATACCGGTCCGGTTGCCGCAAAACTTGGTATCAGTCTTGAAGAAGCGGCAGCCATGGCCGGGATGCTTGCCAATAATGGTCTTCGTGGAAGCGATGCTGGTACAGCCATGCGCGCAAGTCTGTCCCGCCTTGCATCACCGCCAAAAGCTGCGGCTGATGCGCTGAAAGAGCTGGGGGTGTCAGTTGCTGACGCCAGAGGCAAAATGCGCCCGATGGAGGATGTGTTGCTTGATCTCTACAAGGCGACACAAAAATACGGACAGGTGGACCAGGTTTCCTTCTTCAAGGACATCGCCGGAGAAGAGGCGTTCGTTGGTTTGCAGACGCTTATTGCGGCGGCTGGTTCAGGAGAGCTGCAAAAACTGACCAGAGAATTGCAGGGGGCAAGGGGAGAGGCCGATCGCGTTGCAAAAGTAATGGCCGATAATCTTGATGGGGACCTGAAAAATCTCGACAGCGCATGGGAAGGTCTTCGTATTCGCATCAGTGATCTGGTTGACGGTCCGCTGCGTTCTGTCACGCAGTGGCTCACGCGGGTGCTTGAAAAAATCACCTCGCTGGCGCAGGCCCATCCGGTACTGACGCGCCAGCTACTGATAGCAGGCGGTGCGTTGCTGGCAATGACTGCAACGATTGGCTCGTTGTCGCTGGTTATTGGGGTGCTTTACGGGAAGCTGGCCACCCTGCGTCTTGGTTTCGACATTCTTACCCGGTCAATGAATGTCAGCAGGGTGTTGCCTGCGCTGTGGGGAATGGTGACGGGTTCTGTTTCTTTGCTGGGAGGCGCTATCGGGGCGCTGTTCAGTCCGGTTGGTCTTATCGTGGCTGCGCTTGCCGGAGCTGCCGTTCTTATCTGGAAATACTGGGATCCCATCAGGGCATTTTTTGCCGGGGTGTTCAGCGGGATTATGGAAAGGCTGATCCCGTTGCGCGAAACCTTTGAACGGTTTGGTCCTGTTTTTGACGCAATCGGAAGCGGGATCAGCCAGGTGTTTAACTGGTTTAAATCGCTGCTGTCACCGATGGAGTCCAGCAAGGAAACGCTGGATAAATGTACCAGTGCTGGCGAGATATTCGGTAACGTTCTTGGTGGCGCGTTACAGCTTGTTCTGACGCCTGCAAAAATGTTGCTGGATACGCTGGCGTGGATACTTGAAAAACTCGGTGTTCTTCCGGATGAAGCGGAAAGGGCGAGAAAGAGAATCGAAGACGCACAGCGTGCGGCCATTCTTCAGGACAAGGTTGCCTTGCTTCAGGGGGACCTGGCGAAAATCAATCCGCCGAAGCCTGTGGAAAATGGCAATGGCACAGGAGGTGATAAACCCAAAGACAATAAACCGCTCACAGACAGCAATACCGGGACGCTACGCAGACTCAGCAAAATTGCTGATAACACAGGTAAGCTGGTTGATGAGACGAAAAAACGCATTGGCCTCGGCGATATTGTCTTTAAGAACCTGCCCCGCGCACTTGCTGTTCGTGGGGAGTGGCAGGAGCGGAAGATTGCGCAGGTCAGTAAGCCTGCCCCCGCAATTAATATCACACCCGTGGTTCCGGCTCCGCTGTCTCCGGCGCTGGTCCCTGTTGTTGCGGCCAGCTCCCGCCCGGTGGCGGAGGCCATACGATCGCCAGTGGCATCAGTTCCTGCAACTTCCCGTAACCGGGAGCCTGTTGCCTCCGGATTTGGCGGTGAAATTCATGTTCATCTGCATAACGTTGTTACGCAGAATCCCCGCGAACTGGCGAAACTGGTCGGTGAAATGGTCAGGGCAGAATTGGAACGACGCGACCGTGCCGGACGTGGCAGTTTTTACGATAAAGATTGAGGAGTCATGGCCATGATGATGATCTACGGCATGTTTGTTTTTGAGTTGCGCACGTTGCCGCATCAGCAGTTACAGCAAAACAAAAGCTGGCGACATGTGAAAAATGAACGCGTTAACCGTTCGGCAAGCTGGCAGTATATCGGTGCAGGTGATGATCGCATCGTTCTTTCGGGTGTTCTTTATCCTGAGATTACAGGTGGCGAAGTGTCGCTGTCGTTGTTGACCACGCAGGCATATACAGGACGCCCCTGGCCTCTGATTGATGGCGTCGGGCAGATTTACGGCATGTATGTACTGACTGAAACGAATACGACCCGCTCCGAGTTTGATCGCTACGGTAAGGCGAAAAAGATAGAATTTTCACTGACTCTTGAACGCTGTGATGAGGATTTGCGGGAGCGCCTGCAATCCTCATCGTTCAGCGATATGTTGTCCGGCTTCAAAGATAAGGTGACATCATCCCTTAACAGCGCGGCCAGCTCAGTTAAGGGGCTGCTCTGATTTAACGTATGTCGCCAATTTCCTGATGAAGGTGACTGGCGACTTGCTGCTGTATGTCCTTCTCAGAAAATTGTTTTTGAATAACAAATAACAGGATTTTATAATCTCTCAACCTTATAACATGTGTGGTCTGAAATAATAATTAAGGAGATTTTCGTGCTGTCTTACTTAATGGCAATTCACTTTGTTTTATTTGGGAACTCTACTAATTTAAAAAACTTCTGGAAACATGAAGTGATTCGGCGGAAACGTATGGATATCTGGAGGCTTTTAAGAGAGAAAAAGCAGCGTAACCGGAATTTCCTGTTCTGGTGGCGGTTGGCTAACGAAATGTATATTAATGGTAATAAATCACATAAGAAAGCAGCCAAAAAGTTAAACAGTAAAATAATTAACAAATTTGGTTGTGAAATAGGATTGGGAGCAAATATTGGAAAAGGGTTAACAATTCCCCATCATGCTGGAATTGTTGTTCATTTTGCTGTTGATGCGGGTGAAAATCTGGTATTACGACAGAATACTACCATTGGACAGATAGATGGTGACATGCCTGGTTCAAGAGTGAAAATTGGTAGTAACGTTGATATCGGAGCTAATTGTTGCATCATTGGATTATCACGTAAAATTGGGGATAATGTAAAAATAGGTGCAATGTCTTTTATAAATAAAGATATACCATCAAACTGCACATATATAACTAAAAAGAGTGGTGTTGTATTGTATAAATAGAGTACATAAAGCCATCGATATTTCTGTCGATGGCTTTTTCTTTTTATTGTGGGGCGACTGGCCACTCAACATCCGCTGCTACTGTTGTATCAACACGATTCAACAATACCCTATATGTCTTCCATGCAGCCAGTAACGATGCCTCTTCCTCCGTCGCAATATCCAAATCTACGGCATCCTGAAGTGGCGCAATATGCTCACTGGCTACCTGCATCAGGCTGTTTTTTGTTTCTTCTGCCTCCCGTACCCGAAACAGTTTTTCTGCTACTGCATCTTTCACCCAGGATGTGCCGTTCCACTTCTGACACTCTCCATCCGGCGACAACCAGGTAACATTTTCCGGTAACGGACCGAGTTCAGAAATAAATAACGCGTCCCCTGATGCCACGTCATAAACCGTTTTACCCCGATGGTCTTCAACGAGATGCCACGATGCCTCATCACTGTTGAAAACAGCCACGAAGCCTGCCGGAATATCTGGTGGTGCAATATCGGTACTGTTTGCAGGCAGACCTGTATGAGGTGGAATGTATGCATCACCTTCCCCAATAAATTCATTAGTTCCGGCCAGCAGGTTATAAATTTTTATGGTCCGTGATTGTTCACTCATTCTGAAATCCATGTTCACCTCTACTTAATATCAGAGACAGAATATTGTTTATTGAGCGTATGGGTGGGAGTACCAATAACGATGCTACTTCCGTGGCTATGTGCGCCAGAGGTGACATTACCTACGGGATTTTCTGGATTAATCCGGTGTATATGCGAACCAGGGCGAAAACGGTTATTAGCCTGATGTTGTATCAGTACATCATCAGCCTGATGTTCAGGGTTAATACAGACTTGCCCGGAACGAGAGCAACACGTCCGATAATCGCCACATCCAATATATTTAGTATCCGCATAACGGCAAACGGAATTACCCGGACAGTATGCATATGTGCCAAATACTGCCGACTGGCGAGATTGTGCGTATTCCCAGTTAATTGATTCTGTTTTTTTATTAAAGTTATCCCATGCCTGCTTCATCTGTCGGGCAACACTTTCAAACGGCACCTGACCACATCCGGCCCCCATTGCAGGGAATACCACTGTTTTTATTTTCATGTCTGTCGTTGCGTTTTTATTGTGTTGAAAGATGGCAAGCAGAGCGGCCCAGGTTGCGTTATATACAGCGTCTGTTCCGTCAATTGTCAACGGAACACGCATTGTTGGCGCATGTACCAGCCAGGGGTGATGATTATGCCCCGTTTCAATGACAAATGCAGAACCTACAGGCTGTTCGCCGAGATATTCACGAAGAATATGATTCTGAACGCGGAACTGTAACTGAGTACCGAAGAATGCGGTAATGGCGGCATCAACGCCACCATCCATCAAGCCGAAACTATTTGCCGCACTTACCATGCAGTCAAATTCTCTGATTGTTTCAAATGGCTTTCCGACAATATTCACACTATCTGCATTTGCAAATACCTGCTTAAATGCTTCAGCCATTTCTGTTACTGGTGCAGAAAGAATGAGCGTAATCATGCAAGCCTCACAATATAGTTAAATGCGATGTTTTTTACGGTGTTTTCTGCGTTACCCGTAGCGTTAACGGTGATGGTATGCCCGTGTGAACCTATCGCAACGGAGTGTGTGTGTGCGCCAATTCCTACCGTATGAGTGTGTGCGCCAATATTTACTGTGTGAGAGTGCCCCCCTGCGTTACTTGTTTTTCCAGTGCCAAGCCCTGAGTTATAACCAGCCGAAACACCATTACCAGCGCCAGTGTTGCCAACAGGAATATTGTGTGAATGATCCCCGGCGCTATTCGTGGTTTTAGTGCCATGGTTAAATGAACTGGACGTCTTGGTGCCGTAGTCAAATGATGATGTGGTTTTTGTCCCCAAGTCCGTACTGGACGCGCTGGCACTGTGGGAGTGTGATTTAATGCCGTCCTGTTCCTGAGATAATACGGCCCGACCACTGGCGGGTTTGCCCTTAATCGTCCAGCCACGCATATCAGGGATCACACCAGACGGATAAGCGACTGCAAGCAGGGGGTAGACTGTTTTATCAAAAGTCTGCCCCTGCATAACGGTGTAGCCTGTAGGCACTGAATCAGAAGGCCACGGTATCGCCGCACCTACCGGAAATGAATCTTGTGGCGTCCATGGTGTCCAGTCACCCGTTGAGTACTGGCTGCGGGTATAGCTTCTGGATGTGTCATACACATAGTAAATCTGTGTTATCCCGGCATTTTTAAGCACAACCAGTGTACCCGCAAAATTCTCCGGGTATTTCAGCGCTGCGCTTGTATTGGCATTCAATGGCTGATGGTACAGCCCCGGTGTTTTGTAATTATCCAGATTCTGATTTGCACCAATCTCAATACTCTGGCCGTTAAAAATATCCTGCGATGTAACATTGACATCATTGGCTAGTGATTTGCCATTAACCTTACGTCCAGAGGGCACACGCCCGTTTGCATTGTCATTAGCGGCTTTCACCGCTTTCGGAGTCGCGGCAAGCGTTTCAGAATCACTGTTAGTGACGCTACTGAGCTGGACTATTCCTTTTCGTGCCGTCGTGGCGTCCTGTGCGGTATAT